CTGCCAAAGGGTTTGAACTCAATACCCCTAGCCGACGCTGAGGACTGCAACCTAGTTTGTGACTGTATTAGAACACTAGGGACAGACTCAGTTCAACAAACAAAATGGCTACCAGAAACACTAAATTATGAGTTCGAATTAGGCGGTGCTAACCCCATGACCAAAGCCCTCTGGCAGGCCTCTGGTGGCTTCCCTGAGGGCATAAGGTTTGCCGATTGGGGTTTGGCGCTACACATGCGAAAAACTGGTCTGGTAAAGCCATACAACACGCCTGAGATAAGGATTGTTTATGACAGGGGATATAACAGACTCACCTTGTCTGGCGCTTTGCTTGGCGCAGATGAAAGGGCAGAGGGTATGGAGCAGATTAGACAACTAGCCAGGTCTTTGCGGTGAAGGTTTTAGTCTTAGGCGCTGAGGGCATGCTGGGTAGCGCAATTGCCAAAGAGCTAGCCGGCCCAGAACTAATAGCGCCGACAAGAGAGCAATACTCTGCGCCTGACCCCATAGACCAATTTATGCTTACCGAGGGCGACATAGTAATAAATTGCATAGGGATAATTCCTCAAAAGCATAAAGACCCCGAGCTGATGGCAAAGATAAACGGGGAATACCCCCACATGCTAGCCCAACGCAAAGACCTGTATTTTATACAAATTGCTACTGACTGCGCCTTTAGTGGGGAGCAAGGTTTTTATACCGAGGCATCGCTGCGCGACGCCACTGACGCTTACGGCAAGAGCAAAATACGGGGCGAGATAGAAGCCTCTAATTTTCTAAACCTGCGCTGTTCAATTATTGGCCCAGAAAAGCGTGGTAAAAAGTCATTGTTTGAGTGGGTCAAAAACCAACCAACAAATGCTGTCATAAATGGCTATGTAAACCATTATTGGAATGGGCTTACTACCGAGGCTTTTGCACGGGTCATAAAAGGCATAATCAAACAGGACTACCTAATAGCCGGAATACAGCACTTGCTACCTTTGGACTGGGTGTCTAAATACGAGCTAATAAAAATGATTACTAGCCGTCTTGGCAGGACTGACATTGAGGTCATACCAACAATTGCCAAGCCAGTAGACCGTAGGCTGGCAACTAAATACGGCTACACAAACAATTTACTCTGGCGCAATAGTCGCTACTTCCGAGCGCCAACCATTGCAGAGATGGTTAGAACAATGGAAGTAGAATAGACGCTGGAGGAATTATGGCTATAACTCAGGGCTACGCAACACTTATACAGGTCAAGGCAGCACTTGGAATTGCCGACGGAATAGACGACCCCCTGCTAGAAATGGCCGTTGAATCTGCTAGTCGACAAATTGACTCTTACACTGAGCGCTATTTTTACAACGCCGGGACAGCCACAAAGATTTTTGCGCCAATAGACAACTATGTTTGCGAAACAGAAGACTTTGTTACCCTTACGCAAGTGCAAACTTCCGAGGATGGCGAAAGCTGGGACACAACTTGGGCCGCAACTGACTGGCAGGCAGAGCCACTAAACGGGCGTGCCGGTGGCATTGCAACCAGCTATTACCAAATTAGAGCAATTGAAAACTACCTATTCCCATACAGACAGGGCGAGGCAACGGTTAGGGTTACAGGCACTTGGGGTTGGTCTAGCGTGCCGATTGCAATTACGCAAGCTACCGTTATTTTGGCATCAAGGATTTTCAAAAGACTTGATTCACCGCTGGGAATTATTAGCGGCGAGCTTGGGTCAATGCGTGTTGGTTTCAGGCTTGACCCAGACGTGCAACACCTTATCGAGCCATACCGCAAAATCAGGATGGCATAGTGGCCTCTATTACAGAGCTACGCGAAGGACTTGCGGCTAACTTAGCGACTATTCCAGGGCTCAGGACTTCGCCAACTATTCCAGACAACCCGTCCCCGCCAATTGCCATTGTGCAACTTGCAAGAGTGCAATATCACCAGGACTTCAAGCGCGGCATGACCGAATACAACTTTGCCGTGCAAGTCATTGTTGGCAGGGTAGATGAGAGAACTGCGCAAAGAAACCTCGATGCTTATTGCGCAAGCACCGGCGAGGCATCTGTTTCACTTGCGATAGAATCAGATAGGACACTAGGCGGAAAGGCCTTTGACTGCATAGTGACCGAAATGACGAACTATGGTTCGGTATTGGTATCAGATGTAACCTATCTAGCCGCCGAGTTCAATGTTCGTGTATTAGCTAGCTAACACATAGGAGATAAATAAATGGCAAAGCAAATCCTGACCGATGTTGTAGTTCAGCTAAACGGAACTGCAATCTCTCAGAATGTCAATTCCGTAGAGCTAACAACGACTGCCGACGCGATTGAGACGACAAGCTTCGGAAGCTCGGGATGGCGCGAATACAAGGGCGGACTAAAATCCGGCTCAGTTACTCTCGCTTTCCACAATGACTACGCATCAACCGCACTGGACAGCATTCTTTACAACCTGTTCAACACCATTGCTACAGTAACCATCAACCCAGCAGGAACGCCAACTGGAACCTCGACCCCTGAGTACGAGTTCACAGTTTTGGTCGACAACCTGTCCCCAGTTTCGGGAGCTGTCGGCGACCTCGCCGTGCAGAATCTCACCTGGACTATTACTGGCGCAGTAAACAGAGCAACCAGCTAAATAACTAAATAAGAAAGGAGACCTAAATGCGCATGCAATTAGAAGTTGAGTTCAACGACGAAACTAAAAAAGACGTGAGGGTCATTATGGCTGACATGGTCAAGTTTGAGGCTGAATACAACCTAAGCATCGCCAAGCTAGGGCAGGAGATGAAAGTTACTCACCTGCTCTGGCTTGCTTGGTCAGCACTAACCAGAGAGAAGCAAACGAACTTAGGCTTTGACGCTTGGGTTGAAACAGTTGCTTCCGTTGGAGCAGTTGACCCAAAAGCATCGAAGGGCTAGGCGACACCTCAGCTCACTGGTATCTCGTAAACATTGCTTACGAATACAAAGTCAGTCCATTGGAGCTTCTAAAGCTCGATGAGAGAATGCTTTGGACAATGGGCCGCTACCTAGTCTGGCGTGCGCAAGAGATGAACAAAAAATAGAGACCGACCCCAATGGGTCGGTTTTCTATTAGATAGAATTGACTAGAGGTGTTCACATGCTAAAACCAATCGCAACAATGAGCGATAAAGACATAAGGCAGATGAAGCGCCAACTGACGCAAATACAGCCAGGTCTGAGACAGGTTTTTGTAAACGACATAAAGTCAATTGGTAAAGAGGCTGAAAGCCCAATCAAAGCTGGAATTAGACAAATAAAGCCTCTAAGCGGTATGCAAGACCACTATGGGCAAACCTCGTGGAATCACGGTGCTAAGCCTGCCGATTCAACTACGGTTAGGTCGCGCTTGACTGCTGGTGGGCGTAGCTTGACTACTTCCCTGCTAAGCGTGCGCATAAACTCAGCCGCCGTAAGCATTGCGGATATGGCTGGTAGGTCTGGTCGCTCTGTCGGTCAGGGTAAAAGAAACAGTGGAGAAATGCCGTAACTGGTGTCCTAAAGCGAAGCGCCTCGCGCATTGCTTGGCCCTCAGTCGAAAGGGACTTGCCACAATTTGAAAGGCGTATTGACAAGGTTATTGAGACTTATTACCAAGTAGCGAATAGGAAGTTTGGCTGATGGCAGTAAATGTAGTCCTCAAATCCGTCTGGGATGACAAGGGAATCAAAAATGCCCAAAAGGCAATACAGGATTTTAACTCTGGTTTCGACCGGGCTTTCAAGGCGGTTGGCGTTGCCGCCGCCGCTGCCGGTGCTGCCGTTGCCCTATTCGCTAAACAGTCAATAACCGCAGCCAGCAGCCTTGAAGAATCTACCAATGCCGTAAATGTTGCATTCGGACAAGCATCTGAATCCATCCTAAAAATTGGAGAGGATTCTGCAAAGTCTTTTGGTCTAGCCAGGACTGAATTCAATCAAGCCGCAGTTAGATTTTCAGCTTTTGCCGAAAGGGTTGTAGGGCAAGGCGGCGACGTTTCGGGCTTTATTAGAGACATTACACAAAGGGCCGCCGACTTTGCATCTGTCTTCAATATTGAAGTAGCAGAAGCTCTTAGGGTATTCCAGTCGGGTCTTTCGGGGGAAGCCGAGCCGCTAAAGCGCTTTGGTATCAACTTACTTGAGTCTGAGGTAAAGGCTTACGCGCTTAGAACTGGTCTAATTTCCGTTGGCGAAACAATGACGGAGCAACAAAAGGTGCAGGCTCGCTACGGCTTGCTCTTGGAATCGACAAATAAAACCGCTGGCGATTTTGCAAACACATCAGATTCTTTGGCTAACCAACAGCGTATTTTGACTGCAACCTTTACTGACTTACAGGCTGAAATTGGAACAGCATTGCTTCCAGTAGTGGGGCAATTAGTAAAGCAATTCGCAGACTTTTTACTACCAAAGCTTCAAGAACTCGGCGATTGGATAAATAGCCCAGATGGCAAAAAGGCCGTAAATGATTTTGGCACTGCTATTGGTAATGTTCTCAAATCAGCTTTTGATTTTGGCGATTGGTTTGTCAAAAACTTTGACACAATCAAAGACTTTTTTGTTGCCATAGGTATTGGCCTAATAACCATGAGAGCCCTCACTGGGGCAATTCAAATTGCCACAGCTGCAATGGCGCTGTTCAATGGCGTGAGTGCAGCCAATATTTTTATAGCCGCTGCCGCTGCAATTGCCCTAATCGCTTCCGGTATGTATTTGGTTTACCAAAACACAAAGAAAACAAATGACGCTTTAGAAGAGCAACGCATTGCAATTCTAAAAACAGAGGAAGCTTGGGTTACATCTGCAACTAATGGTGCATCGGCTTACAAAGGTTTGATACCTGGCCTTGAATACAGCACGAGTGCAGTTAGTGACCTTGGAAAACAGGGATTAGTCGCTGCAGACCACATACGCGACCTCAACAATATAAAGCTACAGGGCTTGCGCAATGAAATAAACGGAACGACTGGCGAGCTAAACAGGTTTAGAAACTTAAGTAATAAATTCGTTGCCGCTTTCAAGCCAATTGAAGAAGGCGGAGGTGGTGGCGGTGGTGGCGGCCTTGGCGCAAGCGTAGAATCTGCCTTCGAAAAAGTTCAAAAGTTTATCAAGTCTGCTCAAAAAGACTTAGCTAATGCGCAAGAGCAATACAACAAAACTATTGCTACGGCACAAAAGCGCTATTCCGAGGCTGTTCTAAAGACAGAAAAAGACTTTGCAAACCGCTTAGCCGACATTGTGCAACAGTCACAAAACAGGCTTAGAACGGCATTTGAATCTGTAGTTAGGGTATCCCTCACAGACATTTTTGAGGTAGAGGAAACTAAGTCAGTTGCTAACCTAGTCGCAGGGCTAACGACAAGATTGTCTAAGTCACAGGCATTGCTTGAAAAGGCTGGCAAGCTAAATGCTGCTGGCTTCTCTCAGACCTTTATTGAGCAGGTCGTTCAGGCTGGAACGGACACGGGCAACGAACTAGCATCGGCAATCCTTGAATCCACGCCTCAGACGCAGGCAGAGCTGCAAAGACTTTTCCTCGCACTTGAAACAACTGCCGAAACTGGCATGGATTCCCTAGCACGTGAGATTTATCAAAAGCAAGACCTGGCAACAAGAGAGCTAAAGAATCTTTATGCGCGAACTCAGACCGAGCTAGATGAGGCACTTAAGCAATTACAGCTGGATTTCAACCAAGAAGTTATTGACGCAAATCAAACGCTAATTGAAGCAGTAAAGAAAATACGAGAAGCTTTCAAAGAGAACATTGAGTCTATGAAAGGCGACTTGGGTGGTCTTGACAAGGTTGTTACGGACTTTTTGGCCAAACTGACAAAAGTAGAGACGGCTGCAAAAACTCAAATACCAGTTGCTCCAAGCACCGGTGGCGGGGGAGGTGGCGCAGTTGGCGGCGGCATGACCGGTATAGATGTTGCAATCTCGACCCTAAGCAATGTATCGGGTTATTTCATTGATTCAATTACAGACATAGCCAAGCTAATTAGTTACCTAAACGAGAGAATTACCGCTGCTAATAAGTTTGCTAATGAAGCGGCCATTGCCGGCAGAACAACTGAGGCGATGAGTGCAGTTGGAATTAGGAACGAATTACAGTCACAATTGTCTATTTTGCAGTCGCTAAGGACAATGGGCGGCGCGGCAGTTGGCACAACAATCAACATAAATGTTAAAACCGACCCAAGCCAGTCCTTAGCCATGGTTGGTAAGACCCTGGGTAACACAATTACTAAGTATGTAACAGCCGGCGGTCAAGTCCTAGTGAGCCCAACAAATTGAGCCAGCCAGTTCAAAAAGTTGAGATAGGTTTTGACATACTTTCGTCAGGCCTTGGCCCCTACTTTATCCTTGACGACCCAATAAAGGGCAAGCTAAATAACACTGAGTATCTATTGGCAGGAACGCTGTTTTTTGACGTTACTGACTTAGTGCAGTCTGTGGCAATTCAGCGAGGTAAAAACAGGCAGCTTGACCAGTTTGATTCAGGTTTGGCAAACATTGTTTTCAATAACAATGACAGGACTTTTGACCCCGAGTATGCCCTTTCGCCGTATGCCGGCCAAATTGTGCCCAAGCGCCAAATCCGGATTTCCTCTGGCGGCATAGTCCAATTTGTAGGTCTTGTCGATGACTGGAACCTTTCCTATGAACCTAACGGCGATTCCACGGCAGCCGCAGCAT